AGTTTAATGACTCACAGTAAATACTACAAAGAATTTAGAATTGCAGTTAATAAAAATAAATCTATTGAAGATCAATTCAAAACATTAAGTAAGTATGCTACTAATCCACAGTATACAGATATACTATTAAATAGATATAATAATATAATACTTTCTAATGCAAATTAAAGAAAGGCTAAAGAAAATAGCCACAAGTGATAATATTATTGATATGTCAGTAGATATCCTTTTAATTATATTTGATGTATTAGCTTCTCCAATTCTGGTAGTAGTTAGAGTAGCACGATATGCTTTTAATAAATTTATTAGAGGATATGTTATACGTGGAATTAAATGGATACTAAGTAAAATTATAAAATAAAAAAGGGAAGCCTAAATTAATAGACTTCCCCGTCTAGGCAACACATGAGGCACTCTTTATGGGTGCCTTTTTTTTTGGCTATTCCGATATAAGGACCGATCTCCCCAGCGTTTTTGCCAAAACCAGGTACTTAGCGAGCTGGCATAACTTTCTAATTTGTCCATAATAATATTATGCCAAAAGTAATATCTAAATCGTTTGAATAAGTTTTTTAACATCTTCTTCTAATTTTTTTCCTACTGAATTAGCATGGTTAATTACTGCTGCACATAGATTAGCATGATACTTATATTCTTTTAAAGCATCCCTAATTTTAGATACAGGTTTTCCACCATAATCAATGACGATTGCATTGTTTTTGTTTAAACCTATTTTAAGTTCAAACAATAATCCTGTATGTTTACTAAGATCACTTTTTGTCATTGGCTTCTACAGCTTGCTTTTTAACAAAGTCTGCCCCTATCTTAGGATCAAGTTGATTTAGGGTACCTAACATATTCATAAGTTTAACAACTTCTGCATATGGTCTCGACATTAGATATCGCATTATATCCAGTAGTTGAGTAGAACTTATTAAGTAAGTTCTTTGGGGTTGTGTTGTTGGTTTTGTCTTTGAGTTATTTGCCATTAGTTCTTTCCTCCTTTATTAATGTTGACCTCGAAATTGATAATACTTATCTTCAATTAAATCTTCATCTAATAAGTATGTATTAAAATTCCCTGGCTTTTTATACTCTACTCTTGCGTCATTTATGGTTTGATTTAGGGTACGTCCAGCTTGAAGACAACCACATACAAAATCTTCAACCTCTATTAATGCTTGTTTTACTGCTCCCATTTTTTTCCTCCTTTGGTAATTGTTTATGTAATTTATTTATCTTAGTTTGTATCTCTAGCATAACTTCATACAAGGCATTTATTTTACCAAGTATAGCCATTTGTTCTCCATGTGTCATTTGACCTCCTTTATTAGCCTGTTTAAATACCATTGTGCTTTTTGTAAGTCCTCTAATGGTTCACCTTTAAATTTATATCTCGAAACATATTTTAAAACATTTCCTTTAAGATATCCATGATACTCATCATCAGTCATACAATCTTGGATTACATCAATAGTTTCTTTTTTACCATATCTATAGTGAGATGGTGAATTAACATTATCTTCTTCCATACTTCCTCCTAATAGAGTTATATTGTATTGTCTCAAGATCATATTCACCATTCTTAACGTTTCTTTTAACAATCAGTCCACTCCACCACATACGTTGAGTAGCCCTAGCATAATCTTCTTTATGATGTAAATAACATCCAGCAGATAATCCAATTACTTTTTTACCAACTGGAGTTGTACACATAGAATAATCAAATGTATGTATATGACCAACAGTAGAAGATACTTTATTTTTTAATAAAAGAGAACGAGCAATGTTGTCCCCACTAATAGGCTTACCCATAACACCATTTGGAAAATTATGGCAATAATGTACACCATCGACCACAACGGGTTCTTGGTAGGGATATACTTCCCAACCAAATTTTTCAAATTGGAAATCATTAGTGCTAATTGTACCATCAAGTTCAGGTGTCTCATCTACTATCCTATCTATCCTATCTTCGTGATTACCAAGTAGCATGATTTTTCTTGGTCGTCTACCATTTAGACCTTTGTTAAATTTTTCCAATGCATCATGAGCATGATCAATATCTTTTTTATATCTTCTACCTTCAAAAGATTTCTTTCCTTTGTCATAGCTAGATAACGAATCCATACTTGAAAAGTCTCCCATACAAATAATAGTATTCGGTTTTAGATCTTTAGCCAGTTTACCTGCCCATAAAAATCTCTCATTGCTTGCCTTGGGGGTACAATGAGGATCCCCCATTACTAAGTGCGTTGCCATTAGTTTAACTCCTTATCCCGTTTCTTTTTTAAGTACTCAAGAAAATCAATAATATTATCTTCATCTTCAAATTCTGCAACAGAGTTTGGAGTAAGAGTTTCTTTATTAATTTTCCTGTCGTCAGCAAATCCACGAAGCCCCCACAGAAACGTTGAATGAGGGTCAGTAGTTGCAATTTTAATCATACCTCGGGCTATGGTTGAACAGAGTTCATACTGTTCTGTTGTCATTGCTGCTTTTGTATCCATTATGATACCACATGTAAAGCCTCGTTCCCAAGGGCTAACTAAAACTTTGATTGCATTTAATAAATTTATTTTATCTTTTTCGCTCATCCATATACTCTACTTTTACAGGGTCTGTTATATATCCTGAATTATTTAATCTCATAAAATGTTTTGCATCAACAACTACTAATGGATTTCTTCTATTCATCTTAATAAACACTAAAGGTTTATCTTCCCCATGCCCATCAGCTTGATCATATGCATCATAAACTTTTTTCCATCCTTCTGTATTCTTACATTCAATATCATAAGGGAATAATTTCTTAGCAGTTTTAGATAATTTAATATCTGAACCTGTCTCTCCCATGATGGCGACTCTTACATCGTCATCGGTAAGGGTAAGAAACAGACCCCTCAAACTGTCCCTCACCCAGTTCTGTAGTCTACGACCCTTAGCTTTCCGACTTCGTATCTGTGTCATCTTTCCTCGGATTGTTTACTTCAGTATACCAAACCCATTTCGGGTTTTTACCTTGTGATTGCTGTTGTCTTAGCAACTGCAATTTACTTCCCCAACAAGGAAGTTTGTATGGGCAAAATCCACAGACCGTACCCAAAACTCTATTACCTGTTTTCTTTGTTCTATAAGTTTCTTCAATGTCATCATAACATCTTTTAAAGGGGACTTTATCTTCTAAAGCCTTTAAGTTATTTTTAGCATCACTTAATGCTTTCTTCTTATAACTTTCATCAGCAAGTGGTGTCTCACATATTGTCCATTCTCCAGTAGATTTATTAATAACAATCCATCCACCGAATGGTACCTTCTCACCTGCGGAATAAAGATAACCTTGTGAAGCATACCCAAAAGCATCATCTTTAATTACCTCTTCAAATCCACCTGCCGTACCAAATTTCTTTTCAAAGGAATAAGGCGATGCACTTTTAATATCCCAAACTTTCTTATCAATTTTAACATCAAGTCTACCTTTAATGCTTGCTCCATTGAACTTATAGCTAACATTTTTTTGCTCATCTTCTATTACTACTCCTGATGATTTTAAAACAAACACTGCTAATGCTTCTATCAAATCTCCAAATGTATTTCGCATCTTAACATTATAGGATTGACCTTCGCCTTTTACATTCTTTGCTTCCATTTGTAATTGGCACAAAGGTCTACCTATATTGGACATGCGTGGTTCAAACTTATCACGTCTCTTCTCTGAAAATTGTTTTCTTAAAGCAGACTTACAAGCTTCACCAAACTCTTCTACAAGTTTGTCTGATATCTCGACAGGTTCTTTTGAAACCTTATCGAGATACAACTGTACTTTGGAGAGGATATCTGTCATTATGCTGATAATGTTTTAACTGGATCGTTAACTTCTGCAACTACTTCTTCTGTTTTAGCATCTGAAGCAATTGGCTTACCTTTTTTGGCAGCTTTATAAAGTTCAACAACTTCTGTATTCTCTTGATTAATAACCTCTTGAAATACAGACAGAGTTTCCATATCCTCTTTTGACATTTGCAAATTAGCATCTGCGTTGACAGCAATTTCAGGTGTATAAAATACATTACCACCTTTCTTTTGTCTTTTAGAATCAACTGAAAACGTAGTAGTAAACATAAGTTTCTTACGTTTATTAATTTGATCTATTGCTGCACCAACAGGTGCGAATGCTGTACCTGTCACTCTCCATAAAGCTGGTAGATTAGATACAGTATGGTCTTCACCATTTGCTTTTTTACCTTTAAATGATAGTAATCCATAAAGAAGTCTATAACATCTGATTGTTCTTTGCTCAGCAAGTTGATCAGGTGTTAGTGTAGATCTTTCTTTAAAAGGAATCTTACCACATTTAACTCCTCCTAGTATATCAATCGCTTCTTCTTTCCAGTTCTTGAAAATAATAGAACGATTTACATATTCACTTTTCTCAGGATCATAATGCATATACTGCATTGCACTGATAAAAGGTCTGAAAGTGATTGGCTTACCATAAACATTTTGTCCTACACTAGAATCATAGGCGAACAAATGTCCAACTGGTAATTGATTACCATCATCATCTTCAGGAGTACGATTGATTCCAAGTCTTGGTATGTTAATACCATTACCTGAACCATCGTCTTGTCCAATGGCTTGCATTATCTGCTCATCGGACATCTTATTTATATTTGCTATTTCATTTTTTGTCATATAGCCTCCTTATTTTAGTTTCTCTTATACCACATTTTGGGGGATTTGTCAAGTGTTATTTTAGAATAATTCATCTATTATATAGCCTATACAAATCCACACAAAAAGTACTCCAATTATTACTTCTAACATATCCTAGTCTCCCCATCAGTTATCTCATATGGTAAGTTTTCCATAGTGGCAAACCACATTAAATAACTTTGTAGTTCTTCGTCTTCGTTTATAAACAATCTTTTAGGCGTGCCCTCAAAGTCTTGCTTAAGTTGCTGGAGTTTATCATAAGCAATCTCTTGCTCATCCTTACCCCATTCTTCCCAGTGTTCTGGGTCAAGTGTTGCGACTTCCATTATTTACCTCCTGGTACTGCCCATATAGCTATGGGAAGTATACTCTTTTTAATATTGGACGCTTTAAATATTTTTCTAAAATCTTTATCAGTACGCATAAATCTTTTAGCATGTCTTTCATTTTTAAAGACTCCAACATTAGTTACACTTGGACCATTGCACCCACTCTTTGGGCAATGGTTTAGTTCTAATTGTATTATACAATTATCCATTAGTCCTCCTTTAGTATTGTACTTCAGGTTTTAGTTTAACTTCTAATGTACCTGAATGATTTTTTTCTGCATGAAACTTTAATACTTCATACAGTTCTCCTATATCACCTACAAAGTCATCATCAAAAACAGTTTTGATAATGGTCTTTGGTCTTTTATGTTTGATAAACTTTTGCTTATCATCATTGAACTTACCATCTTCTACTTCGGTATGTACAATTTTTACATTTCTAAACATTAACATACTACTTTACCTCCTTTATTTTAGTTTCTATATATTTCATGATGAACGTCTTTTTCTTTTTTTGCTGCAGATACATCATCTAGTTTTTGGGCTAATGATATTGCTTGTTCATCATTATCTAATACAGCTTCAATAGTAATTGATGGTTCTATATTAGAATATTCTTTTACTCTTGCTATAAGTATTCTTTTTTTCATTTTTCCTCCTTCATTTCTAACCAATTATATCCTATCTTGACCTCTGTGTCAAGAGGAACATTAAAATTAATTCCATAATACTCTTTCAATGCAGGTATTACAGAACCCGTACCCTGTCTAAATATCTTACTCATTACGGATTCTTCACCAGGGTAAACATCAGCTATAATTGAATCGTGTACTGTGTTTATAAGTAAACTCTTTACCTTTTGTTCTTTCATTAATTTATATATTTTTATACAAGCTAAAGGTACAATGTCTGCTGTAGCAAAACCTTGTACAGGATAATTTTTTATTTGTGTACTATAACTAGATCCACCCCAAGGCATTCTCTCTGCATATGGAAACGCATACTCTCTACCTGTAGGTAATTTAATTTGTTTATATTTAATAGCTTCTGTTTGTAATCTTCCATGCCATTCAGTTATATCCTTATACTTTTCTGCAAATTTTTTATAATATCTTTTTTCTTCTTCAGTACCTGTTGTTCCACCATATAAAGGTTTAAAGGTATGTGCCTTTGCATCTTGTCTAGACACACCAATAATATCTGCAGTGTATTGATGAACATCTATTTTATTTTTTATATCTTCCATACCTTGTTTATCTTGTGCTAAAAATACAGCCGTTCTAAATTCTAATTGTGCAAAGTCTACCTCAAGTATACGACCATTGTCAAATCTAGATGTGACAACTTTACGAATAGGAAACGTCCCACCTCTTGGTTGATTCTGAAAGTTTGGATCTCTGCTTGATAGCCTTGCCGTTGCTGTTACAGCTTGCATAAATTTAGGATGTAGCATATTATTTTCATTTGTAAATGATTTAATACCAGCAACAAATGTATGTAAATAAGTATCAATAGCATTATGTCTTATAATTGCATCTATAAATTCTTTCAGTTCACCCTCAGCTTCACCTACAATTTTATTTAAAGTTATTCTATCTGTTCTAAATCCAGCTTCAGCTATATCATACACACTTCTAGGTCTTTGATTAAACCCTGCAAGTTTAGCAAGTTGTGTATAAGTATATCCATCTCCATCACATCCACTACACTTACTATATTTTTTATAAGGCGTGCCATCAACTTTCATTTTTTTAATTACACCCTTGCCTTTACAATCGATACATTGATTGGCAGTTGTTTTATGTAGAACCTCTGTATTATTTCTAACTAACTCTCTAAATTTTATACGAGAATATTGTGGTCTCTTTTTATTTTTTCCTGTTTGTTTATCTATACCAATATTAAATAGCTTTGCCCACGTTTCTTTATCCTTTGGTTTTTTAGAATAGATAAGCCATGATAATTGTTCAGGACTTGCTAAATTAATTCTTGTATCTCCCATCTTTTCATATACAATCTTATCAATCTTCTGTTTAAGATGTTCAAACTCAGCACGATAGATTCTCTCAACCTGTGATAAACTATCTAAACTAATATGAATTCCATTTCTTTCCATATCTGTTAATACAATTAAAAATTCATTCATCATTTTAATTGTAGATAATAATCCTTTATTTTTTTCCAATCTTAAATCATCCATTTGAGAATCAAAAAGTTTTCTAGTAATAGCTACATCAATTCTACCATATTCTTCTACAACTCTTACTGGTATATTCTCAAAGGATACTCCCCTATCCATAAACTCCTGTATTTCCTTGTCTTTTGAGCCTATTCGTCTACGCTTACAGCACATATCTAATGTTAAACTTTTTCTTATGCCACGATTTAAAACATACTCACCTATCATAGTATCATAAACTCTACCATTGTATTTAAATCCTGCTTCTAATAGCCAAGTTAAATCAAACTTAATATTATGACCAATTAATAATTTTGTTTTATCTAATATAGATTGAATCTTATAGTAGCAACCTTCATCAACTCTTTCACTATGATTAGTAAAGTAATACTCATCATTAATTCCTACACTTACTAAAATATTTTTAGGATTAAATGGTAATGGATCCATGCCACCATTCTCTGTCTTTTGATAGGAAGTTTCTACATCAATCGTTGATATCATATTTTATATTCCCATCTTATTCTTTTTTGCTCTTGAATTTTTTGCCATACTCTTCCTTTTCTATTTGTCCATCTACAACCTCTATGTGATTTTTTTAATGCACGTGCCTCACCTGTAATTTTAAATCCACTTGCTTTTAAACTAGCACCATTTTCCTCTTCTAACGTATAAGTTACAATACGCTTACCCCCCATAAGCTTCCACAATCTCCAACTACGAGAATACAATATACTACATAGATTTTTTATACCAGTTTGTTTAGTACATAATCTTAAAATTTCGACAGTAAATCCATCATCTAGTTTTCTAGCCACAGGTCTTCCAATTATTGCTACAGCTTCTAACATTCCATTACTTTCAACACCAATACAAAATTTACAGCCTCGTGCTCTTTTATTGTGCGTGTGATATTTAGTAACAAATTCATTTGCTTTTTTAAGTGTCAATGGTACAACAACTAAATCAATCATCATACCTACTTATATATTTATCAATGGTACAAGCTGGGTCTCCATGCCACCCTGTAATTTTATTCTTACTTACATTTAATATTCTCATATTATTTGTTGGGTCATTTGAATTTCTATTACCAATACCTATAATCAAATCTGCTTCAGCAGCTTTACCTGTCTTAGAATTTTCCATCATATCAAATGAGATATGATCTCTGTTATGTGCATCGGCTGATGCTTGTGATATAGCCACAACAACACAGTCCCTTCGCTTTGCTATCTCCCTTGCACTTGTATAGATTGCTCTTAACTTCTCATCTGTTCGTGCAAAACTTCCACCTATATTAACCTTATCTAGTTGGTCTATAATTATAATATCGGGCTTATGTTTTTCACAATGACTATCAATATCTTGTATAGTCCAATCAACTGTATCGATCATTTTAATATTATCTTTTATCTTACCCCATTCCAAATGAGCACCAGCAATATCTTTTGTAATCTGTTCTCTATTCAATCCTGTAAAACAACTGATGGCTCTCATCTGTGTTCTTACTGCTGGCTCTTCATTTATAAACGCATGTATCTTTGCACCTTGTTCAGCAAATCCTTTAGGTGCAGCAACAAGACTTACCCAAAATGCTGTCTTACCTACTTCAGGTCTAGCAAAAATGATAGCTAAATTTCCTGGTCCAACACCACCTATATTTTCTTTTAATCTCATTAAATTAAATTTCCATTTACTTGTCACATTTAATTCTTCAATCAATTGACCTATATCATTTGTGACAGCATCTAGTCTTTCTGTTGGTAATCCTTTCTTATGTTCATCAATTAATCTTGTAATGATATTAAAGTCTGCAGGTTTACCATTAAAAATTTCAGTAGCCTCAACAGCTATACGCTGTGCTACATCTCTTTCGCCTAGTATCTTTACTATATCATCAGCGATTTCAGTTGATGGTTCTTGAGTTTCACGAATGTCTTGCAACATTTCACTAAACTGTTCTTTAGCTGCACGAGTTAATGCTGGATTAAATACAGCAGTGTGCAATGAATATAGCTCATCAATATTAATATCTTTATTATACTTCTCATGTGCCTTTTGTATGGTATCAAACAAAGAACCGAAGTTACCTTGAAATACACTTCGGGATATTTGTCCTTTATATTTTGTATAAAAAGATTTATTTAATAATAATTTTATTATCTGTTTCTCTATCAAATTATTCCTGCTTCTCTAAGTTTCTGTACATAGTCTTCTACTTGTTGTGCTAAATGCCTATTATCTTTTTTTAATTCACCAACCTCTCTTATCAATCTATTATTCTCATTGGTTAAATCATCTATTCTTTTTGTTAAATCAAGCTCACCTCTATCATCTATTTTTGGATTAGGTTCTGCTGCACTAGGTCTATCTGCCATAAAACATCTCCTTTATTTCATCTGTGTTAAAGTATTTTAAATCGTCTGTTAAAGGTTTTACTTTTACATTTTTAAAACCATCAGACTTTAATTCATTTGCAATCTCATAAGACTTTGATGTTGCATCTCTATCTAATGCTACATATAAATTTTTATATGGCTCTAAATATTTTTTATGTTCGGGCATTAAAGATGTACCCATTATGGATATGCCTGTGAGTATGTTAGATACAGCACAAGCTGAAGCACAATCCTCAACGATAACTGCATCATCACATTCTCCACATTTAAATGGAACTTCCTTACTCCCATACATAAACCATTTAGGATAAACATTTTTATTTAATCCTCTACCCACAGCACCACTATACTTGCCTGTGTTTTTATCCTTAACTAAAAATACAACTCGGTCTTGTCGTACATCATACTTAATGTCAGCTCGACCCCATGCCCAAGCTTCCCAACAATTATTTTTATGTAGATACATTCTTGCTTTTTCATTTGTTGCTACTATTTTAAAACTATCAGGTAATTTAAATTCTGTATCAGGACTTTCTTCTTTCTTTTTAAATGTAGTATTTACATAGTCCATAGTTTTTTCTCCTTGATGTTTGCCTTTGGCTTTACACGAGGCATGAAAGCAATACCAGCTTAATCCATTGTCGAATGTACTAATTAAAAAAGTATTTTTATTAGCACAAAAAGGACAATCCACTCTCATCTCTGTTGATGGTGGAACAAATAATCCTTTAACTACTTCTAGTTGTTGCTTATAGTTCATGCTTTTATTTCTTCATAAGTAAGAGTCCATCTATTTCTAGCATGAAATCCTAAATCAATTCTCAATTTCATTATGCCTTCATTTATAAATAACGCAACAGTATCTTCAATCTGTTCTACCGTTGGCTCTGTGTTGAATGGAATTATATGTTCTCCGAACACGCCTGCTCCGAATAATCTTACTTTGTAATTTTTCATTATTATCTCCTATATCATACTTTTGTTTATTTGTCAAGGCTTCTTTATCTTTCCTGCCTCGTGCTTTCCACTCTCTCCATTGTTTAGGGCTATACCACATATAATTTACAAACCTCTCTGAATTAATTGCGTTTAAGTTTTCGTTTTTTATTTTCATTCTGCCATTTCTTATAGCCTTTAACCCACTCCTTTGATGTGGTTTCTTTGGGTTTCTTTTCTTCTTCTGTTATATCATCTATCTGAATATTATATCGTCTACCTTTTAATTCAAATGCAAAGTCAGCACCTGTACCATCTAACATTGTGCCTGCGTCTGTTATATCTGCCTTTAATTTTTTCTCAACAGAAGTTCTTAATACTTCTCGTATGTTATAGATTACCATTTGCTTATCTTCTTCTTCCTTCCTAGTGGTAGCTTCTGTAGTTTATGGTTTAATTTTTTATTCTTATACCACTCAACCATAACTTCTTTAAGTTTAGAATATTTTGTTTGAAAACTTTTTACAGCTTTCTTATATCCCCTGCTTTCTATGTATACTACTTCGCCCTTTTCATCTCGTATACTAGGAAAATAGTATTTTATTTTATCACTCATTAATGCTCCTTATAGCTTACTTGTTTAACTGAACGGCTCCAACAGGAACGGCAAGACTTACACTCACCACCTTGTTTATAGGCAGGACACTCTTGTCCTACTGCTGGTTTATCTTTGTGTACACCTGATGTCCACTTCCAAAACTTTGGTGGTGGACTATCTACTTTGATTGCAGATACACGCAAACATAAATTCTTTGGTACATCTTCTTCCTTTATCTGTGCTACAATATTATATTCTCTAGTAGCTAACCAATATTTTATATGAGGTGTGAGTTCACACACTTCAAATATCTTCATCAAATGCTCGTATGATTGTATATCTCCAGAGTCAAACCACCTGTGAAAAAGCCTTGATTTATCTAGGTTTTTGTACTTTTGGGTAATAAGTTCTGCCATATAATTTACCCACTCTGGTTTTTTAATTGCGTCTAATCTTATCTTATGTGCATTTGCTGTGACAGGAAATGTATAATGTCCTTTAAGTGCATAACATTTATTACAGATGGTTCCTTTTATCTTTGCTAACTTTGCACCTGTCTTACATTTCTTTGCTGATATACCCCACGCATACGCAGGCATTTTACTAGGGTTAGATAGTGTGCCTATCTTTTTTTCAAGTTCTTTTGTTTTCATTTTTCTCCTTTGGTTTGTCTTTCATAAAGTCTGGCATTTCTCTGCGTGTATACTTTGCAAAACTTTTTTTCTTGTTGATATAATAATTTCTGTATGCTTGTATATAATCATCACACTTAAATTCATCGGGCATACATAAAGGTGGTGTAGTAAATTCTTTTTTGGGTAGCTTATCTTTCCAAGTTAAATTAAAATCAATAAAGTAATTTATTATTTTCATAGACTTGTGCATTTTATTATATCGTCTTTCAAATTCACAACCTAACCAATTACCAAGTAATAATGTCCAACCAAAATTTTGTATGCTATCTCCTACCCATAATGTCATAGGGTGTTTTGCGTGTGCAGGTTTATAAACTTTTTCTTCCCTACCTGCGTGTCTTTGATATGCAGTTGATAACATCTGTGCTGATTCTAATATCATTTTGACAACATGCTTATCACAATGATATTCAGCACATATCTTTGGGTTCTTATCTAAAAAAAATATATTCATAATTAAAACTTTTTGAGAAATCTATCCACTGCTATATGTGGTGTAATTTTTTTTAGATTACCACAATTTATATGGTATGTCAAATCATTTACAAAATCTACTATATGTCCTGCGTCTGTGTCTGCCATATCACACCATACTTCTAGCATTTTATTATTTCTTTTTAAAAATATTTTAGCTTTTGTTTTAATCAAATCTTTTTCTGACCTACTAATACTTCCTGTGTTTCCATGATACCCTACTATATCTAACAATGCCCTATTCAATACTGCTTTGGCTAACTTCTTATATGCAGGTTCTTCTTCTCTATATTTTTCTGTATTGTGGTTTGCTGTGTTCCAACTCATAAGGTATCCTTTCTTTTTAACTTGACAAATCCATAAAAATATGTTATGCTATCCTGTCCGTTGCAGGGGGGTATATAGTATTATTCATATTAAAAACAATCTACACAATATCTTGTATCTTTATTACTTCGCCACCCACTTAAATCCGTATTACAACTTCTACAATTAGTAAACATATCTCCATTTTTTGAATTATCTTTTTTCTTTCTCCCTACTTTTTTCTTACTTAAATTATCTAAAAATAATACACACTTACTTACATATTTTTTACTTAAACATTTCTCATCATAAATAAAATAATTAAATAAATTATTGTGATTACTTCTTACTTTTCTAATTTTTCTCATAGTAAATTCCTTTTAGTTAATTAAAGGATAGGCGATTGCTCGCCTACCCCTATAAATTTATGCAACAGATTTCTGTTGGTATTCTTTCAATGCTACTCTTGCAAGTTTAATTTTCTCTTCCCTTGTAGGTTGAGTATTATAACCAAGTATTTCATTAGTCATATTCTTAACACTAGCAGGGTTGATAGTTAATGCAGTACCAAAAGTTTTATTAATAGAAACACTAGGTTCCCATTGATATTCTTTGGCAAGTGCGTCAACTTCCGACTTGTATTTCATAGCTTTGATTGAGTCGCCAACTATATTAACTGCTCTAACAATAGAACCAATCCACTCTTGATGTGTTCTGATTACTGCTTGTTTTGCAATTAACATCATTTCAAATGTTGCAAACTCTGATTCAGTACAAGGGATAGCCCTTGACCGACAACCACCTGTTCCAATTATGTCTAAAGCGAAATCATTTTCCCACTTATCAGCATAATTTGTACTACTACCTTTATTACCTTCAAGCCAATCGCTGTTAGCATTTTGGTGTTGAGATAAATTTGGATTATTCTGATTGCCACTATGTTCTATATTGCAATCTGGATTTAATCCATTAGCTTTCATTGGCTCACGATACCAAGCATAAGCAAAATCTTTTTGCCTATTGTATTCGCTACCATTAAGATTACCAAACAATCTAAAGTCAAAGTGTTTCTTCTTTTGAACTTCATCATTGTATTCATCTGTGGTATTAACAGGTTTCCCTTTGTTATCAACAACTGCCATATAAAAACAACTATCTTTTCCTACTGAATCAACAGTTGTATATTTATTTTGCAATCGTCTTAAGTCAGCTACATCAGTAGGATTAAATCTTCTTTCAACAACAGCAGTTGCTGTTTTAAAAGCGTCATCAATCTTTGTCTGACAGTTTTCTCTTGACTCAAGAAACGCTTGATATTTAGGGTTGTTTGTTTGACTCTCTAAAAATCTTCTGAAATCTTTTATGTAAAGATTTCTAAAGTCTTTATTAAGTCTTATATCTTTCTTCTTTTCCATTGAGTACTCCTTTCCTTGTTGGTTAAAAAAAAGACATCACCTAGATAACTAGATGATGTCTATAATATAGCAGGTTGTTATTGATTTGTCAAGCCGATTGTCTGACACCACTCACTCATTTTATATTCTCCAATATATCCCAGTTGCCATCAAGTAAATCTTTCTTGACATCAAACTCTACTTTAGGTAATTCTATTACTTTAACTTTGGTCTTTAAGTGATTGATTTTATAGACCTTTTTACCTACACCCAACCACTTCATACGAGCATAAGAAATATTTCTAGGTGCTTTCTTATCCAAGTCAAAGGCAAGTAAGTATTCATCTTCATCAGTTGTTCTTGCTTTACCTTTGCGTTTATACATTGAGCCATCAGATTGTTTCCAACGAACTCTATGTATTAAATCAAATCTTCCTACTCGTTTCTCTTTATTAAGTTTAACAAATCCAACTCTAAACTTTTCAGATTTGTATTGCTCAATTAAAGTTTCAACAAAGTTAGGAAAATCTTTTACTCTTACATCTGCTTTTGCTGTTAGCATTGTGTTCTCCTTATATTAATTGATTTAACTTCGGGGCAGTATCTATCACGCAACTAATGTTCTCTGTGATACGAGTCTTAAGATTAGCAGATACCACCCCCCTTGATTGTATAAACAAAAAAGGGCAACCAACTCTCGCTGATTGCCCTTATAATATATAACAATTACTTTGATTTGTCAACTGGTTTGCAGTAAGTAAGAACTACACGATACTCTTTCTTATCTACCTTATAGAAAACTCCTTCAAACTTTTCATCTCCACTCTTTACATATACATTTTCTTGAACATACTTCTCACACTTCTCATACTTCACAAACTTTTCCTTTGCTACATATTTAACGATAGCTTTTTCTGGACTAATTTCTGATGGTGAGATTAGTAATAATAATAATTCAAACATAACCTTTTATCTTCCTTTCAATATATTTTTGATGTCGTCTAGCTTTTACTTCGGGTCGTTGGTAGTATTGATAGTCCCACCATTGTCCTTTTCTACTTTTTCTCCATTTTAATCTAGCTTTTTTTCTGCATTTTTCATACGCTTTATAAATTGACATTAAATTCCTGCTAGTTTTAACCAACCTATAAAAATAAAAAACACAACAAGCATAGCAAATAGATAAAGGTCGGTACTATCCATATCTAATTTGCGTTTGAAAAAAATCTTGGTTGCTATCCATAGTCCTAA